ACAGGAACTTTAGCTATAGGTGATGGTGGTACAGGTGCAACTTCAGCTAGTGCTGCTAGAACAGCTTTAGGTTTAGCGATTGGAACAAATGTTCAAGCCTATGATGCTGATTTAGATGCTTTATCTGGCTGTCAATCAGGTGCTGCTGCTGCTTTAGCATTACTTACTTCTACAGAGGTTGGCATACTCGACGGCGCAACTTTAAATACTACTGAATTAAATTTATTAGATGGTGTCACCGCAACAACTTCTGAATTAAATATTTTAGATGGGGTCACTTCGACAGCAACCGAATTAAATATTCTTGATGGTGTTACTGCAACAACTACAGAAATAAACACAGCTTGTGATGGTGATACTTCAGCAACATCAACAACTCTTGCAACAGCAGATCGTATGGTAATAAATGATGCTGGTACTATGAAACAAGTTGCACTCAGTGATTTAGTTACATTTCTTGAAGATGGGTCAACTTCTGGTTTCGATTTAGATGGAGGAACCTACTAAAATTTATTTCGTGGAGGTTTATTCATGGCTAATACCATAAGAAACAAAAGAGGAACTACAAAACCAGCTGCTTCAGATTTAGTTACAGGAGAAATCGCTGTAAAAACAGATGATGCTAAATTATTTATAGAAAATGATTCTGGATATGTTTTTGAGGTAGGTGAAACTCTTGGCACATTTAGTAGTTCTACAATAACTTACACAGTAACAGTTGCCTCTAAAACATCTGCACATAGATACAACGGTACTGGATCAAGTAACGGTTATAAAATAAATGGTATTTTTTCACCTTTTTTATCTTTAACCGCTGGTAATACCTATAAATTTGATCAGTCTGATAGTTCAAATAGTGGACATCCGTTACGTTTTTATTTAGAGGCAGATAAAACTACAGCATATACTACAAATGTTACTACAAATGGAACTGCCGGCAGTAGTGGCGCATATACACAAATAGTTATAACAGATGCAACACCTATAATTTTGCATTATCAATGCTCTGCACACGCTTATATGGGCAATAGTGTCACTTCAAATGGTACTTCAATAGACGGCAGTAATATAACAAGCGGTACGATTCCTGACGCAAGATTTCCAGCTACCTTACCAGCAGTATCAGGAGCTAATTTAACTAACCTACCTAGTGGAGGATTATCTTCAGATGCACAATACAACACTGTAGGTGGTACTAATGCTGGTGATAGTTTTACTGGTACTGATGCTCTATACAATACTTTAATTGGATATGATGCTGGCACAGCAATGACTACAGGTGATAGGACAGTCTCTATAGGCTATAAAGCTGGTACAACTACTACTACACAAAATGGCAATGTTTTTGTTGGTAGTGAAGCTGGTGAAAATTCAAATGGTTGCACAGGAAGTGTTTACATTGGTAATCGCGCTGCAAGATCATCTACAGGTTCAAGTTTTACTGTTGCTGTTGGTCAGCTTGCACTTTGGCAAGCTACTGTTGGAACTTATACAGTAGCTATTGGAAACCAATGTGGTCAAAATGTTACAACAGGCATAAGCAATACACTTTTGGGTGAACGTGCAGGGTCTAATATCACTACAGGAAGTAATAATATCTGTATTGGTAAACTTACAAATGCTAGTAGTGCCACAGTTGATAATGAGGTAACTATAGGCGATAGCAATATTACTAAATTTAGAGTTCCGGGTATTGATGTTGTCTTGAAGGACAATGGTGGAACGCCTACTCAAGGCCATGTCCTGACAGTCGATGCTAATGGTGAAGCTGGTTTTGCAGCAGCCAGTGGTGGTGGTGTTGATTCTGATAATAAACAGAACACTGTCGGTGGTACTGATGCTGGTAGTAATCTTGATGGTACTGCCACTGATAATACGTTATTTGGATACAAAGCTGGTGAAGATATTACTTCAGGAACTCATAATACAACTTTTGGTAAGTCAGCAGGAACTGACATCACTACTGGTGGTAGTAATACTTGTATTGGTTCAATGGCAGGGCATAAAATTACTACTGTAAGTTCTAATACCTTGGTTGGATCTTATTCTGGATATAACTTAACTGCTGATAGAAACACTGCTTTAGGGCAAGGCACTTTGTATGCTGCAACAACAGCACAATATAATGTCGCTTTAGGTGATGCCAGTTTATTTTATTTAACCACTGGTTCTAAGAATGTTTGTGCTGGTAGATTAAGTGGTTTTAACTTGACTACTGGATCATCGAACACTTTTATTGGTTATGACGCAGGGAAAGCTGCAACCTCAGTAAATAATTTAACTTTGGTTGGGTATGAGGCAGGTGAGGCTGTAACAACTGGAATTGTTAACGATTTTTTTGGCTATCAAGCTGGACTTGCTTGTACTACTGGCAATAGAAATACTGGAATCGGAAACCAAGCTATGTACCTTTGTACTACAGGGTACAGAAATGTCTCTATTGGTGCTTTTTCTAGTAGAGCTTTAACAACAGGATACAAAAATACTTTTCTTGGATATTATTCTGGTTATAACACAACTACTGGTTATAATAATATTGTTATTGGACACCTTACAGAAGCAAGTAGTGCTACTGTAAACAATGAAATTACTTTAGGTGACAGTAATATAACCAGTTTACGTTGTGCTGATACTTCAATCAGTTCTTTATCAGATAGAAGAGATAAAACGGATATAGTTGATCTGCCTGTAGGATTAGATTTTGTTAATAGTCTTAAACCTCGTCAATTTAAATGGCAAACAAGAGAAGGCGTACCAAGTAAAGACGGCACTGTTAGGGCTGGTTTTATTGCACAAGAATTACAAGAAGTACAAACAGGTGCAGAGTATCTTGATTTAGTTATGGATGAAAACCCAGATAAACTTGAAGCAAAACAAGGTAAACTTATTCCTGTTTTAGTAAAAGCAATACAAGAATTATCCGCACAGGTAAATGCCCTTGAAGCAGGGTAAACTATTAACAACAAACTTTAATTATCATGGCTGAACGTACGTCTGAAGAAGTTTTAGCAATCTTCACAACTGCTGGAGATAGCGTAACTCTTATCAATGAACTTGCTGCATTATCATCTCTTACAGATGAGCAGAAAGATACGATTAAAAGAAACGTAGAACATTTAGAAATTATCAAAGCCTATAAAAAGGAGGATAATACTACTTCTATCTGGACAACAGAAGACTTTACGGCTCAAGATGCTGCTGTTACACTAGGTAAAACAAAGTATTAATTTATGGCTCGCAAAACAACAGAAGAGTTACAGGAAGAACTTAAGACGTTACAGAAAAATTACGAAGAGGCTGTTCAAGTTCAGAAAAATATACAGGATAGAGCAGTTGCTATCAATGCAATTTTAGCTGACAGAGCAGAGGAAGAAGCTGAAAAAAAGTCTTCTGTGAAATAATAGAAAAGCAATGTAGATGTTGCGGTAAAGTGTTTTCTACAACAGAACAACGTAGGAAATATTGTTCAAATGCTTGTAAGACAAGATTTTATCGTAGAAAGCTGGCTACTTAGTTTCAGTTGTCATTTGCCTTGTCATCAAACTCATAGTGACGTATAAAGGTGACAGAGCTACAATTAATAGTAATACAAGCACACTTGTAAACGAAAGTGCTTTAATTACTGCAAATTTAATCATGTTTCAGAAAATTGCTAATGTTTTGAGTATTATCTCTTTTGTAATGGTAGCTTCCATGAGTGGCGGAGCATACTTAGGTTACAGATATTTAACGTCAGAAAACTTCAAAGCTAAAATAATGCAAGAAATCATGGGTAATGTAAGTGGCCTAATGCCAAAAGTTTTGGATAAAGGTTTACCAAATCTAACAGGGCCATCATTACCTATTCCAAAAGCTTTACCGAAACTATAGGATGACGCCTATAAAAGTACCAAAAGTAAAATTACCAAAAGTAAATATACCAGAAACACCTTATATACCTGAGACTGTATTAGTAGGAGAAAACCCTGCTTGTGATTTAACTAATAGAGATATAGAGGTATCAGAAAATCCAACTATAATTTTTCATGGCAGAAAGGCTTATGCTACTTGTCCAAATGGTCAGGCAATCGGTGGAACGCAACCAATTAAAACTCAGCCAGCACCTAAGACAATTAGACCAATTGTTTATGATGCACAAGACACTATAGAAACAGAAGGTACATATAATTTTCAACCAAAAGCAAGTGGAGTAAATATTAATTTAGGACAAAAAGAAAAGAAGGAAGAAATTGAGTTAGTACCCTGTCCACCTAAAAACGCGCCGTACAGACCGGGTGATTGGAGAAATGAGCTTAGATTAGAAAGGCTGGTAAAATATGAACGTGGGCTATTGGAGGGTTCCTGTGATGCAATCTGGGAAGAAGTACCGTTTGTTGACCAGTACATACCGACAGCTAGTGTTGTTGTATCTACTGCTGTTATTGCTTCTGTTGCTGCCACTACTCCACTATTACTTAATATTGTCAAACCCTTAGTAAAAAATATTATAAAGAAACTGACAAAGAAGAAAGAAAAGGTAAAATAAGTATCCGTAGACAGGTTAAATACCCGTGGCTTGTCTACTTTAATTTGTGAGTATGTGGGATAACTTGATTTGGAACGGTAGTTAATACAATATTTCTACAACTTACAGCATCTTCACCTACAAATTTTATTCCCTCCTTTAGCATAGTCGAACAAAGCTTGGCACGATTAAGATTCACCTCAAGCCGCTTGGCATCAAGTAGAAAGTCTTGATACTTTCTATATGTTTGTGCTGCCTTTAAGCACTCATCATTAAATCGTTTTCCCAATGGTACTTGAATACTGATAGTCGCTCCATATGAAAAATTATGGTTTATCTGATCTAGCCTTTCCTGTTCTGCTATGTAGAGTATTTCACCGGGGTTTAATAGTTGACCAGTTTCACTATCTTTAGCTTGATTATAAATATTTGTTTTTTGCACCGTACTTCTTGGAGTGTTGTAATATTCCCCTTTTGTGATAAATGGATTAAAACTTAAAGTAGGTGTTTGGCATTGAATACCATTACTATATCTATGAGTTGGAAAAGAACCTGATATTGATTGAAAACCTTGATTAACTACTGTCGATTGCGTAGAACTTTGTGGGTTGCTAATTGTAGTTTCAGCAAAAACTGGACAAGAAAATAATAAGCCTACTGAAATAACGTAGTTGAGGTTTGTGTAGTTTCTATTGTTTGAGTACGATTTATGATGCTGATTGCGTCTAAACCGGGGGCCATGAAGTTTTCTGTTAAAGAAAAGGCCTCCCCTTCTCTTAAAATTTCCCACTGTGGCTTGCTTGTTAAGTCTGGTGTTATCCATTCAAAATTAACAGCCCCTGCATTACCTGTGTTTTGACTTGTTGTATAGGTTGCATTAGGTGAAATAATTGTGCCATCTTTAATCTTGATGTTCGACCCTGTAACTGAGTAGGCATAACCTGAGTTATAGTTTTCAGTGATAATAACTTCATCTATTTTGCTTATACTTTTTGAATTTGACTGCATTTGGTTAGCAGCAAATCTTGGTGTATTAGCAAAAGCATTTGGGCAAAAAACAACAAGTAGACATAGCCACCATTTCATTAATCAAGGCCAAGAGTAATTGTTGATTGAAGCGTAGCTGTAGTACCAGCACCCATGTCCGCTAGATTTACAGTAAGGGCTTGTCCTGAATCTAATGTCATGGCTACAGAACCGGGGTCACCGCCAGATACAACAGTATTCTTACCAAGCAAAGGTAGTGCTGGAACTGCACCATTGGTTACTGTGGCAGATAGTAAGCTTGGCACTGCATCGGCTTGTATGTACGTTTCACTTGCCGAAAACGCATCTCCTGTGTTTACAACATTGAAGCTAGTATCATAATCAACAGTAGGAACTCCGTTTGCTATACCATTATCAGCTAAATCAAGAGAACCTATCTGACCAGCTACTGTATTTGCTTTTGGTGTTACATTTGTACCAGCAACACTAATAGCAGACCCAATACGCTCAGATGTGGCACTAGCACCTAATGTAGAAACACTGGCCACTGATTGTATTGAATGAGTTACGTCTGCAAAACTAGCTGTTGGAAATGCTAGTAAAAACAAGGGTAGAAATTTTTTCATTTTTTGGGTGATGGGGGATCTACAATTTCTGCACCAATAATTTTAATTGGTGTTTCTATTCTAACGGTTTGATAACCTCCAGACTGTGACGCAAGTAACGCTTCCACTTCTTTTTTATTTAGAGGTTTATCCTCTGGCTTAAATGTACCATCTCCACGTTTTTTTGCACCTTCTAGGCCAAAGGAGGCCAGTGCACCTGTCAGCAAACTTGCTGGAAATGTTATATCTTTTGGTTCGTTACTGTAACCGGGTAGCGATATATAGTTAAGGGACACTATGAAACCACTCCAAGCCACAACAGTAAGTCGTACAATAACAGAAATAAAAGTTAGTTGTTCCTCTTTATCTGTTATGTTTTCTTTGAGTTTTTGTAACGGACCTTTTTTTTCTTGTTTTTCCATATAAAAAAACTGCCTAATTTGTAAAAAATAAGCTGTTGACCACTGCTTATATTAGACAGCATATGCCAAATCTAACAAAAACTGTTATGTTTGGAAAGTAACACAAAAATTATGACTAAAATTTTAAAACCTATATTACTAACATTCTTAACAACTACAACAGTAAAACGATTAGTTGTTGATCTTTTAAGAGTTATTTGCCAACAAACAACAAATACTCTTGATGATAGGGCTGTGGATATTTTAGAAAAACAATTATTTCCAATGAAATGAACATAAAAAAATTTCTACATATTGACATAGAGGAAGCACCACCAGAATTACAACTTTCTGTTGAAATGCGTTGCAGAGAGATTATGCAAAGTGAAGATTATGACAACATAAAAAGATATTGCACACATCTAGTTAGACATCAAATGCAACAAGATGTTTTTCTTGCATCTTTACTTGGTAGATTAGTTGAACTAGAAGCAGAGCAAGCATTAAGAGAAGTAAAAGCAGATAAAAAATTTGACATAAATTTATTTAAAAAAATGGCAAACCATATAAACAATAGAAATAAAAAAAATAAAAATTTTAAGTAGAAAATCTTTTGTTATAAATTTCTAATTCTGAAGGTGTAAAGTCTTTAACACGTTTTTTGCTTGTTTCATCAACTTGAAAATTAAATTTTAAAATTTTTGTTCTTATGTGTTCTGCAACCCATTTGCCTTTTTCTGTAACAACCTGTGCTTTACCTCTTTCATTAATAAAAACATAATGGTCATAACCTTTTAGTTTGTTTTCAAGTAAATCTTTTTCAAGATTTTGTAAACGTATTTGTTTAAGTCTTTTTAATTTTAAAGAATCACTCATTATCGTCTCCTTTCTGGTTTGCTTTTACGAACTGCTTTTGATGGTTTTTTTTGTTTTGGGCAATTTGCACTTCTTGGTTTTTTAGAAGTTAAATGCCAGCCATTACCTTTTGGACAAGCATAGGCATAGGTATGACCTTTACCAAGTCTAAACATATCTGCTGATATTGTTTTGGCATCTTTCTCATTTCTGTAACTAATCTTTTGGCATTTCCAACAATGGTTTTGTACAATAAAACCCTTGTCATCAATATACTGTTGTAAGTCTTTTAAATCAATTCTTTTTCCCATGCGAACCGTCTTTAAAATCTTTTACAAATACTTTTTTTATTTGTTCCCAATTAGCCTTTATCAAATTGTTTGAAAAGTTATTACCTGAAATTGTTTCGCAGTCTTTTTCTGTAAATTCATAATTTTGGAAAAAATCATCCCAATTTATAAAAATAGCTTGATTTACTGCTGCATTGGCATATTCTTCAACATTATCTATGTGTTCAAAGTCATAACAACGCAAAATGCTTACATACAAAATTTCTGTATTCTTTGCATATTGAATAGTTATACATTTAAACTTGGCACCATCAAATGTGCGTTTTACTGTTTTGCCCATTAGGTCGCCGTAGTCAACGACAAGGCGTTTACGATTATTTTTCTTGAACATCTAATTGTTTTTCGATTTCGTGTTTTTCGTCTAATAAATTATGTATTTGCTTTGATATTTTTCTTTGTATTAAAGGGTTATCTTCTTGAAATCTTTGTCGTGTAAGTTGATTTAGTTTTTTATCAACTGCAATATATTTTAACTCAAGAAACTGTTGTTGGTTTGATGAAACAAAGTCTGGGTTTGGCTTTGTTTTACTTGCTTCAATAGTTACATCTATTGTTACGTGTTTACAAGCATTAGGTTGTGTTACTGCTTGTTCAACTTGTATCGGAAAGGGGCAAAGTTTAATCCAATCCTCAAGTGCTTTGTTTGTAAAATCTAGTCGCATTCTGGGCATTTAAAATTAAGAGGTTCTTGTATTACCATTGCTGATAAGACCAGCAAGGCCATTTTTGTTGGTGGTTGTTCATTACTAAAAGGCATCATTTTTTTATTAGGCATATGTAAACCATTATTGGAAACAATTAAACTAAAATTTTCCTTACAATGGTCATCATGGTATTTATCGTATTGTGAAAAAGCTATGCCATCACCATATTCTTTATGTCTACAAGTCATTGGTGCAAAATCAAACCAATCAAGTTGAAAGCAATCAAGACCAAGTGCTAAATGGTCTTGAAATACTGCAACATTAGGTGGCAATTTTGGGTTAGAAACTTTGCGAAGTATTTTTACCATAGTTAAAAAGGTAATTCTTCTTTTTCTTTTTTCAATACAGAAATTGAGCCTGATATGAAAGATTTACCATTTCCAGACATTCTGTTCCAAGCACTAACTGGTATTTTTACAACTTTCTCGCCAGCATAATTGTCCTCGCCTTCTTGTGCTGTAATCCACTCTGTAAGTGCCATGGCATCTGATAAAGTAAATTCAATGTTGCCACCAAAATCTGGTGACTTCTCTGATTTTTTGTCGTTATTTTCGAAGAGGACAAGTCGCCCTGTAAAAAGGTTTTCGTAGGCCATAATTAAAAAGATTTAATAGGAATAATTGAGTTTGTTTCTTCCCAAGCAAGTACTTGTGGAAGTGGATATCTGATAAGGGGAGAACCCAAAGCAGTTGCCTGTCGTGGTACTGAATACCACTGTGGACCTTCTGCTTTACCTCGCCTTGTACTTGTTCGCCACTTCTTTATGGTTCTTTGAGTAATACCATATCGTTCTGCGAGGTCTTTGGTTGATAGATAAGGCTGATCTTGTTCCATTATTAAAAGTTTAGAAATTTGTTGTCAATAAGACTTTCTAATTCTTGTTTTTGTTTAATAGTCAGTTTACCTTGTGCAAAACGAGTTACAATATTTTTTTGATGATCTATTAATTGTTGTTGGCTTTTTGCATTTAGTATTGCATTTTTTGCAAGACCAAAAGTTTTATCAGTATCAGATGTCTTTGATATTTCTTTAACTTGCTCTCGCAAAGTCTCTATAACTTCGCCTTTATTTATATTTTTTTCTTGCACCTTTTCTTCTTCTTCCATATTAAAGTCCATATCTGTTTCAAGACCTAAGATTAACTTAATGCTGTATCTTCTTTGATATGTAACTGCACCACCCCAGTTGTGTGTTTGGTTTTTCTTAGGGTTGGCCATATCTCTTTCAGATAAAAATATTGGCAGTTCACTTTTTATCATGCCACCACTTTTATGTATAAGTCTGGTAACTATAAGTGTTTCGCCTGTAGGGCTATAGCCAAAGCCTTGGGAAATACAAAGACCATGTTTAAGAAGAACAGGTGTAACCAAAGAGAGCATTTGCTCCAAAGGCAAATAGCTGTAGCCAAAAGAACCTACACCAACTTGTTTGGTTTTACCCATTGTTGGAAACTCTGCTTGTGCTTTTTGTAAAGCTGTTGCCACTTCTTGGCAGGGGTGTTGTGGATAATCTGTCATTGTTTTAGTTTGTTTTGTATGCCCAACTAGGTAGGCTGAGTGTTTGTATTTCTTCTGCATAACCATGCCAATGGGCATCTGTATGACATTTAGAAATAAGTTTAAGGGCTGCTTGTCTAAGACGTTTGCCTTCGGCAAGTGCATCTTCGTCTAGCTCGGTAATGCTTATGGCATATGGGTAGACTTTTTCAACTGCTATAAATACAAATCGCTTTGCACCAATTACTTCTAAGTAATGAGCAGATTGCAAGTGGTAAAGGTAGTTGGCTATTGACTTAATAAATTTGTCTGGGTGGCTATTGCCCTCACCAGTTGTTTTTAAATCAACAATAGTTTTATTGATTGGATCTAGAAAGTCGCATCTTGCTTTGCAAGTAAGACCAGTTTCTTTATCCTCTTTCCAAAAGCTTTGTTCCGCAAGGCCAACCGAAAGAAGTTTGTTTGCTATCGGGTGTGACCAAACAGCATTAGCAACACTAGATGCAAGATCATATTCTTGGCTTGTGATAGGTTCTATACCTTTGGCGGCCATCTCTTCTGCTTGCACCTTACCAGCTTTTGTTGATCTGCTAAGACAAACACCATAAGCTTTTTTTGCTCTGTCTGGTTCTAAGGTAAATGCGTGACAAAGTTCGCCAACTCTAAAAGCTTTTTTAAGTGCTGGTTCGTGTTCAATCTTTACTTTTTCATACTTGGTTTGGTAAAAGACTTGCGGACAAGTGCTTGTAATAAGTTTTAGATCACTAGCAGAATAAGCTGGATCTGCATGATATACCTCTGCTGGTATATATTCTGGTTTAACTTTTTGCATTAAGTTTATCCTCTAGGTTTGCTATACGCAGTTCAAGCATGGTAATTTTTTCTGCTTGCTTGACGATAAAGTCTTTGATGATGTTAGTTTTTTCATCTAGGGCATTACAAGTAATACCTGTCTTTTCGCCTAGCTCTTGTACTATGTTTGTTAGTTCAATACAACCTCGTACAATTTCAAGCTTATTAACTTGTTGTTTTTGTTCTTGTTCTCGTAAAGTTTCGAGAATCTTTTGCATGTCTCTTACCATTTTGCTACCTCTTGGCAAGCTAGTTCTACACCAGCACGACAATCTGCTTTGGTCATGTCTTGTAGTGTTGAGGTAAGTGCGGTAAATAAAATACCGCCCATTGCTAAGTAGAGGAATAAATGTTTCATCTGTTTGCCCTCTGTCTTAGTAAGAATGAAAGTTGCTTTTTGTACTTAGTAACATTTCTCTTGTGTTTACTTAGTTGGGTAAAATCGCCAGTTGCACAGCAAAAAGCGTAACCGTTTTGTGCTTCTTGAAACTTGACCTTTACTTGGTCTATCTCTTGTTGTAGTTCGTCTACCATTGTTTTTGGGGGTTGTGGACTCTCGCCCTTACTTCAATTATAGTCAAGCTTTTCCCCATTGGCTACCCCACCATGTTCGGTTTGTTTATTGGTGTAACATTTAAGGGTTATAAAATTTTCCATACAACTCTTTACCTTTTTGGTCTCTTGCTTCTAACGCCATCTCCAATGTAGGAAAAGACCCTACATAATGGCTTTTATTCTGTTGATGCATACAAACAACATATGGGTTAGATGTCTGGTGGCTTTGATAAGTAATTGACTTATGGCCAGATGTATTATTAGTACCTTTTAACCTGTTAGAACTATTTTGTTGAATGGTTGCTTTTCTAAGATTTTTAAAAGCATTATCACTTTTATTATGGTTTATATGGTCAACCTCATATGGCCAAGGGTCTTTTTTGGTTACTAATAGCCAAGCAACCCTATGTGCTGCACAATCTTGTTTATTAATTGATAAGTAAAGATAACCAGTTTTTTTAAGATAACCAGCCTTTGTACCAGCTTTTACATTAGATTTATTAACTTTCCAAGTTAATACACCAGTAATGATGTTGTAAGTGAGTAGTTCATTCACAACATCAAATGGTGGCAGTTTTTTCGCCTTACAGTACATCTAGTCAGTACCCTTAGAAATTTTCAATAAAAGTTCTTTTTCTTTTATAGGGTCAAAGCAGATGTCTCTTTCTACTGGTAAGCCAAAAGGACCTCTTAGTTCTTTAATTTCTTTCATATCAAAAGAACCAAACTCTTGTTCGTGGCCTTTTACCAAACCCCAAGCAATTTCTGTCTCTGGGTCATACTCAGCGATAAACCAAGTCCATTTGCTATCGGGTGTGAATAGCTTTACATAAAAGACCATTTCTTGCGATAGGTCATCATGTGCTGGTTGGCTGTAAAGCTTTGGAAGTTTCTTTAAAATTTCTTTTGTTAAAAGTTTCATTGTTTTTTGTAAAGTGATTTTAAGTAAGTTGTTTCAATAGTTTTGCGAAGCTGTAGGTATAACTCATTGGTCATGTTTTCGATCAAGTAACGATCATTTAACCTACTTATTGCTTCGTTAAATTCTTTCTTTGTCATTAGAAAGGTTGATCCCAGTTTTCATATTGGTGTAGTGTAATTAAACCCTTTTTACAAAGAGCATCTGTGTAATTGTTCCAATCTTCTCTTTTGGCTATAGCATCGCCACGTTTACCAGAAGTTTTGAATAATTGTCTGAAATCTCTAAGTGCTTCTGCTTTGGTCATATAACGAGAGGTAGCCATTATACTACCCCTCTGTTCTTGTAAAAATGACCACCAAATGGGTCTAGATTCTGGTAAAGACTAATAAGACTTTTTTGGTCTCTTAGGTTATACCTAACACCTTTTGCTGGTTTTCTATAACTAGCTGGTTTGTAAAGGTCACCTGTTTGTCTATCTATAAAAGCTTCAACACATGTATGCTTTTGGTGTTTTACACCATTTTTACTTGTGAATGGTTCTTCTACTTTGATGACTTTAAAGTACTTACGACCTGTCTCGTAAATGTATTTAGTTTCCCAAGTAATAGCATTTGGTATTTTTTTTGCTTGGGTGTTCTGCCATCTGGCCATAGCTCTGTAGAGCATATCGCAGTAAAGCTTTGTTTGCTTTTCTACAAACTGTTCTTCGGTAAGAACTGTAAGTGTTTTTGAAGTCATGTAACTCTGGAGGTTGGGAGCATCTCTGCCCTATGATTCAATACTATCATTCCCTAAAGTGTATGTACAGTAAAAGTGTTCGGTTTATGAACTGGTGCATCTAGGGTAGACTATGGGGAACAGTATGTTATAATGGTAGTAAGGGCAAGAGATTGTCCTTGTTCACGTACCTCGAAATTTTAATACTATGACTACTAAGTCAGACGACAAAGCAACTACACTTGCTTTTATCTTTGGTGGCCGCCTAGCTAACTGTTGGGCTCAAGGTTCTGAAGATAATGAAACTCTAGCTAACAAGGCCGGAAAACATTTTAAAAGATCAAATAAGCATCTTTATAAATTTCCAAAAAATCAAAAGTTGATTGTTCATCTTTTTGATATTTCAAAAGCCGAAGGTTGGTCTATGAGTGACCGAGACATTGTTACTTGCTTAGAAAGCAATAAAGAATGTCCATACATCGGGAAACTAGATGTAGTTGTTTAACAAATACAAGCTGCTCTTAATCGGGCAGCTTTTTTACACCAATTCAGATACCGTCTTAAGGTTGACTAGGTACTAT